TTTAACGAGACAAATAACTGCAGATATTCTAAACAGTGGAAAATCTGCAGCAATAAAATTAATCAAAACTTATTTTAAAGAAAATACAGAGTTGGGTAAAGAAATTCAGTTATATAATATTTTAGTTAATAAAAATTTTAAATCTGAAACAAGAGCTTCATACCTTGTAGATGCGGTAGTTAAATCTAGAAAGAAAATTAATTTTTCACAACTAAGACGTGAAAAGTATAATTTGATTAAAGAAATTAAAGAAAATTATAATTTAACTGATTTTTTTAATTCTAGAATTTCAAATTATAGAGTTCTTGCATCAATATATAAATTATTTTCTACAGAGAATAAGAGTTTAAGTCCAGATGTTGAAACTGATAGTAGATATACAGTTATAGAACATATAACTCAGAGAAAAATTGCATCAAAAGAGAAAAAAGTTTTTTCAGAAGAATTTAAAGGTCAAGATGATGATTTGAGATTGTTATCTTATCAAATTCTTGTTGATAAGTTTAATCAAAAATATAGTTCCTTAAATTCTGCTCAGAGGAAGTTGTTAAAAGAGTATATTAATAATGTATCTAATACAAATTCTTTGAGAGAATATGTGGATTCAGAGGTTTCAAAAGTTACTAGAGTGTTAAAATCATATTTACCAAAGATTGAAGATAAAGTTACTAAAATTAAATTAACAGAAGCTATAAATCAAATAAAAAAATTAAAAGTTGGTAAAATCGTTAAGGATAAACAGATAGTAGGTCTTATGAGATACTATGAATTGGTTAAGGAGCTAAAAAATGTCGCTAAGTAAAGAATCCTTTACAATAGGTAAACTTCGTGAAATTATTAGAGAGTTGATTAAACAAAATTTAAAAGAGGCATCTGCAACTTCTAATATAGATGGTGGTGAAGGTCCCCCTAAAACACCATTTGCCTTCAGTGGTAAACGTAAAAAGGATAAAAAGAAAGAGAAAGAAGTAGCAACTAATTCTACTGGATTTAAGGTAGTTAAAGAAGGTAAATATCATAGCTATAGAAATGATGATACATTAACAGCTAAACAAAAAATTGGTCGTTCTATGAGAGAGGTTAGAAATAAGTTGGTAGAATTAGAAAAAGTTGTTGGGATGAGTGTAAGATTGAAGAATGAATTAAATGTTGATTCTAGATCATATTGGAAAAATACTCATAAGGCATTACAAAAAATTAGTGGTAGACTAGTAAAGTTGTCTTCTAAAGTTGGAGAAATGAAATGATTAAATTAAGAGATTTACTAAATGAAAATAAATTTTGGGTACGCAAGTTTGGAGAACCATTACCAACCTTGGCAGATTATACTGAAAGGCATCAATCTACTAAACTTAAAGAAGATGCAAAGGATACTATTAAAGCAAAGAAACTTGCACAAAAATTACAAACTATCGAAGGTAGATTTCGTAAAGCAATGGCTGATTTAAGTGATAGGATGCAATCAGATCCTAAAAACCATAAATTACAAAAACCTTTAGAAGAATCTTATAAAAAGAATGTAACTACGTTTATGAGAGAAATGCTCGCTATTGTAAAGAAGGTGAAATAGTATGAAGCAACTATTAGTAGATTATCTACCATTTGAAATACCCCGCCAACAAATAACTGAATCTATGAAAGAAAATAAAGGTAAGTTAATTGTTAAGGGTGTGTTACAAAGAGCAGAATCAAAAAATCAAAATGGTAGAATATATCCAAAAGAGATTCTTATGAGAGAATCTAAAAAATATGATGAAGATTTTATAAAACAGAGTAGAGCTCTTGGAGAACTAGATCATCCTGAAAGTTCCGTAGTTAATCTTGCTAATGCTTCTCATAATATTATAGATATGCATTGGAATAGTGATGATTTGGTAGGCACCGTAGAGGTATTAGGAACTCCAGCAGGTAATATATTAAAAGAGTTATTTAAATCAGGAATTAAGCTTGGTATTTCATCTAGAGGATTAGGCTCAGTAGAAACTGTTAAGGAAGGTGATGCACAACAAGTTCAATCAGATTTTGAATTGATTGCATTTGATTTTGTATCCAATCCTTCTACTCATGGTGCATTTATGTATCCAATGAATGAGAGTGTTGAAAAAGATTTGAGACCAGATATTGAATGTGGTGTATGGTGTAAAGCAGAGAGTATAATTAATGATATTATAAGAGGCATCTAATGATTAGCCTGAAATCTTTGCTTAAAAATATGAAAGAGGCACAGATTACATCGCCTAAGAAGGGTGTGGAAACACCTCTTGATGCAAAAGTTCAAATACCTGGATTTGGGGTGATGACGAGAAAACAAATGCAAAAAAGTATTCAACGATATGTTGCTGAACTTTCAAAATATGCAAAAAAGGGTGATGCTAAAAGTGCTTATGCAGCTCTTTATCAAAGAAAAGTTTTGAAGGGATTTTTAGAAACCGAAATCGCACATGGTGGAGATTAGGATGAGTGATTATAGAAAAATAATGGAACAATGGAAAGATTGGAGAATAGAAGAAGGTAAACAAGAAATAAAAGAAGGTGGTATGGGTATATTAACTACCGACCAAGCAGATGTATTACAAGGTATAGTAATGAGAAATAAAAATAAAAATATAAAGGCTATTCTTAAAATAACATTGAAAGATTCCATGTTTAAAGGTGTGGATAAAAAAGAATTATTAGGATATATTGATGGTGCAAAACAATTTGTTAAATATATGTAAAGTCATCCTGGATAATAGGAGTTAATAATGAAACAAACTATAAGTGGAAATAAACTTTTTATTAAAAAAACAATCTTACCAATGACTAAACAATCTGGTATTAAGAGTGTGAGAGTTAAAGAACTGCCTGCTCAGGATCCAGATGATTCAGATAAAATGGAAGTTTCCTTTGATGTAGATAAAGAACAAAATGATAAATTTTTAGAGCTATTGAAAAAAAAGGCTGGAAAAAAGGGATCTATGAAACGAAAGAAACTTAATTTATCAGTAATGAAAGAAATATTAAGAAAAATAGTTAGAGAAGAAATTAAAAGATTGCAAACAGGATAATGTGATGCCAGCAGTATCCAAATCACAACAGAAATTTATGGGAATGGTACACGCAGCACAAAAAGGTGAAAAACCAGCAAGTGCTAAAGTAGCTAAAGTAGCAAAGAAAATGAAGAAAAAAAGTGCAAAAGATTTTGCTTCAACAAAACATAAGGGTTTACCATATAAAGTGAAACAAGAAATAATAAATAAACTTAGAGAGCTTGTTAGACGAGAACTTGAAGAAAATTTTTACGACGGTACTAAAAAGTTTGAGAAAAAACGAACAAAGAATGCAGAAGTACTTGGATATAAACTTACGGGTACTCCTGATGTTAAAACAGAGTTAAGTTCTACAAAAGGTGAAAAGAGAGTTCTTAAAAGATTAGGTGATACATTAAAAGAGGAACTTTATAATTCGCAAGGATCTCTTACAGATTTTAAAAAGGGTGATTTAGTAAAAGATATTAATCCAGATTGTCCGCACCACGGTTCAGAAGGTGAAGTTACTAAAGTTGGTAAAGGAACAATTTTCTTTAAGGTTACTAATGATGGAAAAACTTACAGTGAAGGTGATGAATTAGAAAAAACTGTTGATCAAATGGTAAAGATTAAAGAATCCGTAGATGAAAATGTTGGAACAAAAAAATATGATGGAAAAGATTATTTTTGGCCAATGGAGTTCAAACATTATTTAAGAGATGCGAGTTCTAAACAAAGAAAAGCAGTTCATAATGCATGGGTGAAAATTGGTGTACCAGTTAAAAAAGGAAAAGGCGGTCATACAGATTGGTTAGAACCTAAATCAAATCAAAAGAAAAAAGCTTGGAATATTGTAAGAAAGGTAATAGCACCAAAAGAACTCGGCACGCCAATTCCAGAATCCGTAAATGAAGGTGATAAGAGACAATATCGTGATATATATTACAAGTATTATAAAACATACGAAGCTTTTGCAAGAGAAGTTATGAATATAGCCAAAAGTGCTTCTAAGATAAGTGGTAATAAAACAGATGAAAAAATTATTTTAAAGAATTTTAAAAAACAAGTTATTCCATTTGCAGGTTTAATGAATAGTTGGTCAAAAGGACATGAGAGTAATCCACATTTAGATGAATGGCATAAATTTCGTGGAAAGATGACTTATAAGAAAAAGAAAAAGAAAAAACCAGTGAAAAAAGAAGATATAGCTATGTTAGAAGCTAAATTTACTGATGATACATTAGTTACCAGACTCAAACATTGGTCTAAGCAACATAAAGGTACAGGAATTGGATATGGTCATGTACTTGGTCACTTAGCAGTTCACATGAAAGAAATGGGTTGGAATAAAAGTTATAAAGAAGTTGCACGTATTGCTGTGGAATTAGGTAAGAAGAGAAAAGTTGAATCCGTAAATGAAGGTACAAAAGCATTTCTTGCATACCGTGAAATGAAGGAAGCAATAAACACTGCGATTTATGGTATAAAAAATTTGAGAAAATTTATTGATGAAGCTCCATATAATAGAAAACTTGGTATGATATCTGGTGAATTGTATAAGTGGGAAATAGATTTAGAGAAAAAATATCGTAAACTTGTTCCACAAATAGCAAAGGTTTCTAAAGATAAAATGTTAGAAACTATAAATGAAGCAACATCATCAAAAGATTTTTTTAGTGGTTATAAAGTAACTACTATGGATCAAAAGAAAGCAATCGCTATAGCTAAAAAGATGAGTGGTAATATGACAGGGGCTGTTAAGAAAATTGAAAAAATTAAAAAAGGTTTATCTGATGATCCCAAAGTAAAAGCAGCACTTAGAAAAGCAAATGAATCTATAAAAGAATCAGATTTAGGACTTACATATAAAAAAGGTAAAACGGTAAAAGTTACACATAAGAAATCTGGAAAAGAATTAGTTATTATAGATAAACCAAATGTAAAGAAGGAATATGAAAAAATAGGATATTATACAGAATCTATAAATGAAAAGATGGGCCCAAAACAATATCACCAATATTTACAATATGTTTTTGATACTCAATTCAAAACACCCGAAGAAAAGAAAATGAAAAAGAGTATGATTAAAAAAATAAATGTTGGTCAAAAGAAAAAAGGTTTACCCATATTTAAAGAAGGTTTGGGAGATAAATTTCAAAAAAATATTAAGAAGTATCAAGATAGAATTGAAAAAGAAAGAGAAGCATATAAAAAAGCAAGAGAAGCTCAAAAGAAAAGAAATAATGAATCAGTAAATGAAGCTAAAGAAGCTGCTATTGATATAGCAAAAAGAGTTGTTAAAAATAAACAATATGAAAAAGGTCCAGGTTGGGCATTAGATTTAACTACAGCAAATTATATAGTAAAAATATGGGATGCTTATAAAGATCATCCTAATTTACAAAAACAAATGAATAAGATGCCAATGAAAAAAATGGTTAAGTTAGCTCAGAAGGTAATGAAATGATTAAGTTAAGAGATATTATAAAAGAAAGTAAATTATCATTTGATAGAAAGTTTGGAGAACCACTTCCTACTTTAAAAGATACAATGGAGAAGCATTCTGGTAGAATGTTAACAGAAAAAAAAGAATTAGGTGGGGCTATAATTAATAAGATTGATAGGGCAACTGATAGAAACGATCACAATGAAGCTCGAAGAATATTAGCTGTGGCTATGGGGAATAAGAAGTTGGCAAAAGTTTATACTGCTATAGAGGATTTAAATATGGCACTTGGTAACTTACCACCAGAGTTAAGTAAACTTCGTATTAAAATGGATAAAGAATTATTTAAACAATCTTACAGTAAGTATTCAGATCATGATATTATAGTTGGTGTATTCTAATGAGTGAAAAATCAGTATATAAACACTTGATGGAAGGTGAATTAGAAGAAGCACCAATTACTTCACCATCACAAAAACCCTTTAGTTCACCAGAAGCACAACATATGGTTGAAAAAGACATACAGAAAATGTCAAAGATTTTAGGAAAAGCATCACAACAATCAATTAAAACAATGATGGATGGTGTTAAGGGAAAAAGATATGATGCGTTTGATATTCAAAGAGCAATTATGAGTGGTAATATAAGAGATACTCATACAGGCGAAAGAGATTTTTTAAGAGTACTTTGGCATAAAGTTCGAGATGGATTTAGAAGATATTCAAAGAGAGGAAAATTAAGATAATTTATATTTATATATATATAGGAGTTAATTATGGCTAAAAGAATAAAGTTGAAAGATATTATTAAAGAAGGAATGGCTGGAAGTCTACCAAGTACTTTAAGTACTCTTGGTGGCGTAGTTACTCGCAAACCGTTCCATACAGGTATTAGTTTAGCTAATCTTGTTAAAGAAAAATTTGGTGATACCAAAGAAAATCAAGAAATTGATACTAAAGGTTTTTTGGAAGCAGTTACCAATTTTGGTTCTTTTGGTAAAAATATATATCGTGAACATAATTTGAGAGATATTGCTAAGAAATTAGCAGAGATGGCAGAAACAGCAAAAACACATACTCTCCGTGAAACCGATGATTGGTTTGATAAAGTTTCTGTAAATCGTAATATGAAAGAATTAACAGGTCTTTCTAAAAGTTTTTCAAAAGTTGCAACTGAATCAGATCAACTACAGCAAAGATTAACTGCATTATATGAAGATATGGGTAATATTCTCGGTAGATATTATGAAATAGATGAATTAAAAGAAGATTGGAAATCTTATAGGGATGGAGAAGAGCTAGAAGATGATGAAGAGGAAATGTCTGAAGGTGATAAAGAAAAATATACTGCTTTTTTTAAAAAGTCACTTGAAAAATGGAATGTTTCTTCTCCTGAAGACTTAAGTGATGATGATAAAAGAGATTTCTTTAATTATGTAGATAAAAATTGGGATGCTGATATAGAATCAGATTAAGTTAAGAGGTTATAATTGATAGAAGTTACAGTAAAAAATAATAATATAGAAAAAGCTCTTAGTATCTTTAAACGAAAAGTTAAAGATAGTAAACTCATGTTAGAATTGAGAGAGAGAGAGTTTTATAAAAAACCATCAGAATTAAGAAAAGAAAAAAAAGCAAGAGGAAAAATTAGAACTAAAATTCAAAATAAAAATTATTAGTAGTTTAAGATTTTAATTAATATATATATATGTATATAATAACTATAACTAAAAAAAGGAGTAAGTTATGGCTGACAGTAAAGTTACGACGAAGTTAAGAACTAAAGAAAGTTCAGAGGTTAAATTCACAGATGATGAATTACGATCTTTAGCAGGGTTACAAACTTCATATCAAGAAAGGTCTGCAATGTTGGGACAGTTAAAAGTTCAAAGAATATTAGCTGATCAACAAATGGAAGCACTTGAAGAAGCAGAAGAATCTGCAGTTGAAGGCTATAGAGCAGTTCAACAAGAAGAGAGAGATTTAGTTCAGAGGTTGAATATAAAGTATGGTCCAGGTCAATTGGATCCGCAAACTGGAGTATTTACCCCCGCACCTGAAGAAGAATCTGCACCAGAACCTGAAGCATCTGCTTAAAAAATAAAAAAAACATATCAAATATATGTTTTTGAAGTTTTTACTTATATTTATATTTAATTATAACAACTTTTTTTAAAGTTAAACATTAAATGGGAGAATAATAATGGCAGAAAGAATAGTAAGTCCAGGTGTATTTACTCGTGAAAGAGATGTATCATTTCTTCCTCAAGGAATTGCAGAAATAGGTGCAGCAGTTATAGGACCGACAGTAAAGGGTCCTGCTTTTACACCTATAATAATAACCAGCTTTTCAGAATTTGAGGATATGTTTGGTTCTACATCTCAAGATTATTACACACCATATACAGTTCAGCAATATTTAGATAGCGCTCCTACTGTATCGGTAGTACGGGTCTTAGGTATTGGCGGATACGGAGCCGATACGGTTGAAGTATTTTTATCCGTAGGAGCTACAAGCAAATCAGCATTTGTATTAGCACCATCGAGAGGTGGAAGTGATGGAGCAGCAACAATTACAGCAGCTTCAATCAAAGCTTCGGATGGTGGCACTGGTGCAGCAGCTGGAACATATGCACATTGGAGTGGATCTATATTGAGAGTTACTGCTAGTAACGCATCAATACAAAAAACTGTTAGTTTTGATTCCTCTTCGGCAAACTTTGTTGAAAATATTTTTAGTTTTGATCCTAATGTAGAAAAGAGTGGTACTTCAGTTATGCCAGTATATCTATATGCGAGTTTTAAAACAATGATGTCTGATGGTAGTATTTCATCTGCCGCATCCGCGTCTGCAAAGCAAACTACTCAAGGATTAAATCTTTTTGGTGGAGCAACATCATTTAATAATGATGGTGGAGCAACAACTTGGACTGGTAATGGCAGATATCAATATGCTAGAACACCATTTCTACAATCTCAGGCATTTTCTGGTAATAGAGAAGATCTTTTTCGTGTTTATACCAGATCTCATGGGACTACAATAAATAAACAATATAAAGTTAATATATTAGGTGTTAAAGATGCTAGTGCAGTTGCTGGTTCAGATTATGGTACATTTTCATTACAGGTAAGATCAGTTAATTATGGTAATAGTGATAAAACTAGATCAGATAATGATTCTATTATTGAACAATTTGATGGATTGTCAATGGACCCAGATAATGTACAGTATTTTGCAAGAGTAATTGGTGATAGATTTGTTGAAATAGATTCAAATGGTGAATTATCTTATTATGGTGATTATCCAAATATGAGTAAGCATGTTAGAGTTGGAGATTATTCTGGTTCTTCTGCATTACCAAAAACTGCAGTGCCTATGGGAGCTGATAAAGTATATAATCCAGTTCCAGGTGGTACTAATGTTCCTACAGCATCATTTAAAACTAATCAAAGTAGTTCTGTAGCAGATTTTGATCAAAATGTATTTTATGGATATCAGTTTAGTGCTTTTGATAATAGGCAACTGTTAGGTCCTATTATAGGTACTTCAATTTCAGCAGGATCTAATGTAACTATGAGTTTAGAGGATATGAAGGGACATACACAGGCAGCTAAATTGATTGGAGAAAGTGATGGTTCTGGAACTGGATATACAGGTGATAGTTCAAAAATTACATTGTCTGGTTCACATATACAACAAAGGAAATTTACAGTTCCAATGCAATGGGGATTTGATGGATTTAATCCAGCAGCTCCCAAATCTACAGGTGCAGCAATAACAGCAGCAAATCAGCAAGGATTTGATCATACAAATTCTTCTTCTAGTGGTTCGGTAGCATATAAAAGAGCAATTAATGCTATATCTAATCCAGATGAATTTGATATTAATTTGTTAGCAACTCCTGGAGTAAATCATAGATTACACTCTACTACTACAAATCATGCAATTGATAAGGTAGAATCTAGAGCTGATGCATTGTATATTATGGATAGTTCTGCTTTGAATGATACTATTACTACAGTAACAAATACTATAAAAACACTTGATTCAAATTATGTAGCTACATATTATCCGTGGGTTAAAATACAGGATAAGAATACAGCAAAACCGATTTGGGTCCCACCTTCAGTTGTATTACCTGGCGTTATTGCTTTTAACGATCAAGTAGCACACGAATGGTTCGCACCAGCTGGTTTGAATCGCGGTGGATTGACTTCAGTACTTGAAGCAAAGAAAAGATTAACACATTCAGATAGAGATGATTTATATGATGCAAGAGTTAATCCTATTGCTACATTTCCAGGTCAAGGTGTTGTAGTGTTTGGTCAGAAAACATTACAGGCAAAACCTTCCGCATTGGATAGAGTAAATGTCAGACGATTGTTAATTGCATTGAAGAAGTTTATTGCTTCTACTTCAAGATTCTTAGTATTCGAACAGAATACAGCAGCTACAAGAAATCGTTTCTTGAATGTTGTTAATCCGTTTCTTGAGGATGTTCAGGCAAATAGTGGTTTGAGTGCTTTCAGAGTTGTAATGGATGATTCCAATAATACACCCGCTGAGATAGATAGAAATCGTCTCATTGGTCAAATATTTATTCAACCGACAAGAACGGCTGAATTTATAGTGTTGGATTTCGTTGTACAACCTACAGGTGCGGCATTTCCTGAGTAGTTCTTTTATTGAACGATTAAAAAACCCTTCTTTATGAGGGGTTTTTTATTGCCCTGTTATATTTATATTTGAGAAGAATAGTAGAAGTATAAAACTTCAGAAAAACTATGAAAATGAAAATTAATGATTTTTAAAATAAATGATATTTATATATGAAAAGATTTTTAGGAGAAATTAGATGCCCGAATTGTTAGATCCATCTGAGATTATGTTTACACCCTTTGAACCTAAAATGAAAAATAGGTTCATTATGTATATCGAAGGTATACCAGCTTATCTTATTAAAACAGCAAATAGACCTTCTATACAATTTGAAGAAGTTGTTTTAGACCACATTAATGTAAAAAGAGTTTTGAAGGGCAAGGGTACTTGGCAAACATTAGAATGTACCTTATACGATCCAGTTGTTCCTTCCGCTGCGCAAGCATGTATGGAATGGATTAGATTATCACATGAATCTGTAACTGGTAGAGATGGATATTCTGATTTTTATAAGAAAGATATTACATTTAATATGTTGGGTCCAGTTGGTGATGTTGTAGAAGAATGGACATTGAAAGGTGCTTATGTACAATCTGCAGTTTTTGGAGATTTATCCTTTGCAGAAAGTGCACCAGCAGAAATTACTTTAACATTAGCGTATGATTACGCAATCTTACAATTTTAAAAAAATAGGAGTTTATTATGGCAGTTATTGCAGATAAAGCTTGGTGGAAATCAAAGACAATATGGACAGCAGTTGTTGTTTGTGCAGCTAGTATTGCTGGCGAGTTTGGAATTGAAGTTCCTGAATCAGTTTATGGTATCCTTGCAGCATTAGGTTTATACGGTGTACGTGACGCTGTTGGGAAATCAAGCTAATAAAAAAATAAAATTTGATTTTAAGTAAACAGGTTATATATATTATTAGGTTATTAAATTTTAATCACAAAGGAGTCATTTATGGCTGATGATAGCAAATTCCCCACGGAAATTATTGAATTGCCGTCAAAGGGATATTTTTATCCAAAGGAAAACCCACTTTCGAGTGGTAAAGTTGAAATGAGATACATGACAGCAAGAGAAGAAGATATTCTTACTTCACCTAACTTGCTAAGACAAGGTGTTGTTATAGATAAATTATTAGAATCACTAGTTGTAGATAAAAAAATAAATTTAAATGATTTGTTGATTGGTGATAAAAATGGTTTGATTATATCAGCTAGAATTCTTGGATATGGAAAAGAGTACGAATTTTCATTTACTACTGAAGATGGAGATGAAATGTCAGGTACTGTTGATTTAACAACTTTAAAAGAAAAAGAAATGGATTTTTCAAAGTATACAAAAGGTGTTAATGAATTTTCTTTTACGTTACCTAATTCTAAAAGAGTTATTACTTTTAAGTTAGGTACTCAAAAAGAAGAAAAAGAAATAGACAAAGAGTTAGTAGCGTTGAAGAAAATATCTAAAGGTGTTAATTATCAAATGACAACTAGAATGAAAAAGATAATAACATCAGTTGATGGTGATGATGGTGTAGCTCATATTAATAGTTTTGTTGATAAAGAATTTCTTTCACAAGATGCTTTAGCTTTTAGAAAACATTTAACTTCAGTAACCCCTGATGTTGATATGATGGCAACTGTAAAAGGTGAAGATGATGTGGAAAGAGAGGTGGCGGTCGTGTTGACTGCACAGTTTTTTTGGCCTACTGCCTGAACACAAACCGTTAATACACGAAGAACTATTTAAATTAATGTATTATGGTAAAGGTGCGTTTACCTTTTCCGATTCTTATACATTACCTGTCTATCTAAGACGATTCTATCTTAAACGATTAGAAAAAGAGTATATGACTGAAAAGGAATATATTGAAAAAGAAACTACTCGAATAAGACAAAGACAAAAATCTACAAGCTCAAAAATTCCCATTCGTAAAAAATAATATAATTTTCTGTATATCTGATATTTATAATTGAATTATAAACTTATTTTGGAGTTATTCTAATGTCTAATAAAATTGGTAAATATACATACGAAAATAAATCAGTTCTGAAGGAATTTTTCGGATCTATAATTAGATCTTTAGCTAAAAGAAAAACATCTAAAGCTATTGATAAATTAAAAAAAGATCCTGAAATGAAAAAACTTATAAAACAGATTGATGATTATGGTAAAGAAGTAGATAAGAGAGTTGCAAAGCAAAGAAAAAAGAATCCAGAATTAGATTCTTGGTTAAAAAGCATTGGTGAATAGTTTTAATTTTTTTATTTTTCATATCTACCTTATACATACAGTATAGTTAATAATTTAAATATCTAAGAGAGTATTATGGCGAAAAGGAATCCTAAAGTACAAGCAAAATATAGAGAAGAAAGAGGGCTGGGAACTTCTGTTCAAGAATTAAAGGAGATAAAAGATTTATCAGGACGCTTTCTTACAATTCAAAAAGATTTACTGAGTAATTGGGAAAGAGCCAAGAGAAGTACAGAAGCACAGAAAGATTCTTTCAAAGAACAGCTTGATTTAAATCGAAAGTTATTAGACAACCGTAAAAATGTTTTAAAAGTAGACCTTGATAATGAAGATTTGAGTGCTAAAATAGTTGAGTTAGAAAAAGAAAAATTAAAAAACAGTTCAAGGGTAAGTGAAGCTCAAATTAAAACACTAAAAAATCTTCAAAATAATTTAAATGTAACTAAAAGAATTCAAGCTGAAGGTAAAAAAATAGTTGCACAGTTTGATGACAAGTTTGATAAAACTAAAGAATGGGCTGAGGAACTACCTCTTGTTGGAGATGCGTTGGGTGGATTGATAAGTAAATTTGAACATTTTAAAGATATATACGCTGATGCAATAGGTGAAGGTCTAGCACAAGGTTTTGAGGGTGGTGAATTAGATAACTTTGTTGGTGCAAAATTGGGTGGAGCAATTGGTGTTGGTATGTTAACTGGTGTAGCGATGTTTGGTAAAAGAGCTCTTGGTATAATGCAAGATTTAGGAATAAGTTTTGGAGAAGTATTAGGTCATCCATCATTCTTACTTTTTAAAGATGAAGCAATGGCGATAACTGAAGAGTTTGGTAACATTAATGAAGCTAGTATAGGTTTAACTGGCTCGATGAAAATGATGTCGTTTTTTACAGGAGTAACCGCAGATAGTCAAGCAAAAATATTAGGAGCTATGGCAGCTACTTCTGATGCAAGTTTAAGTACTTTACATTCTCAAATGGCTTCAACAAAAGAATTAGCAAAGGCTGCTGGAGTACCATTCAAAGCAGTAATGGAAGATGTAGCTGAAAATACAAAACTCTTCTCTGAATATGCAAAAGATGGTGGTAAAAATATTATGGCTGCAGCAGTAGAAGCTAAAGCAATGGGTGTTTCTTTAAGTGAAGTTGCTAGTATATCAGATAGTTTATTAAATTTTGAAGAAGGTATTGCAAATCAAATGGAAGCATCAATGTTATTAGGTAGAGAAATTAATTTGGATAGAGCACGTCAATTAAATCTTGCAGGGGATCAAGCTGGTATGATGAAAGAAATTAAGGCTCAAGTAGGAAGTGAAGCAGAGTTTAATAAAATGAATGTGTTACAGAGGCAAGCATTAGCTGGTGCTATTGGATTAACAACTGAAGAGTTATCGAAAATGGTTAGAGAAGAAGAGAAAGCCAATGAAAACGTTGTAGCTAAAGCAGCTTTATATGTAGGATTGGGTGCAGTAATAGGTGCGGCAATTGGTATGATAGCAACCTCACTAATGGCTACGGGAGTTTTAGCACCTGTAGGAGCAGCTATAATGGGGATGATGGGTCCTGGAGCTGCTATTGGTGCTGGTATTGGAGCTGCAGCTGGAGCAGGAGCATTTGCTTACGGACAGGGGATGCTTTCATTTCAAGGATTAAAGGCTGGTACTGGAGTAAACATTCAAGGTGGTGCTGCTATGGCGCATGCTGGTGAGACAATTGTTAGAACAGAAAGTATTAATATGGATGATACGAATTCTATATTAATAGCAGGGTTTGATAGAATGAGAAAAGAGTATAGAAATACTCAGAATGGTTAAGATATGGCACTTGTAGATTTAAAATCAGATTTAGCAAAAAATGCAGGAAAGAATTTATCTAAAATTTCTGGTAGATTAAATAATTCATCTCTTTCAGATAAACAAGGAAAAAGTTTATCAACTCAACTACAATTTGAAAACAAATCTAAAAATAAAAAACTATCTAATTTAGATTTAGATAAAACTCAAAAAATATATTTCAAAGATGGATCATTTATATCTGATATAGAGAGAAGGCAAACAAAAGGAGAGATTCATGTTGGATGGCCACATACAGTAAATTGGCCAGGGTTAGAATCTTATTATAAAAGAGCATTATCTGATAAAGATCAATTAGGAATGAGAAGAATCGGTGCTCAAGGTAATAGTATGGATCAACCTTATATTATAAGACCGATAGGTAAAAGATGGTTTGGTGGAAAGCAGATTGGAAATACAGTTGATTTTATTAGAGGTGGGGCTGGAACTTTTGCTTCTAGAGTAGCCCAAGATATA